CGCCTGTAACAGCATCGTCAACTATAGAAGCCGTTACTACAGCATTAGATGCTAACTGATCTGCACCAACAGCATCATCAGCTATCTTTGCTGCGCTTACCGCATCATCCGCAATCTTAGCCGTAGCCACACTGCTGTCTGCTAGTAGTTCACTTGGTATTACTGTGTTTGCCATTTATGCGTTCTCGTTAGCTGTTTTCTTAGAGTTCTTGACTGTTGTTGTCCAAACTGCTGTAGCTATGCCTTGAACCTCTGAGCTTTCGCTTGATACATCTGTATCATTATGAGTCCAAGAGTTGTCCTCGTTCTTTTCTGATGCTATGCACTCTAATGTTCGTCTATGAAAAGATCTGTTTATTTCTACGCCATCTTCTTTGATAATCGTAGCTGTTCTTATTTGTATAGTTTTGTAGTCTCCTACAATTTCTATCTTGTCTTCAATTGTTTTTTTTGTTAATGCCATTTTTTCTCCTGTCCGTGCCTATCTCCGATAGACATAATTATTATGTTGTTGTGTAAAATCCATGTATGCTCATCTCAAATGGTTGGGCGTCCATACTAGAGTAATACCAATACGCTGTATTGCTACTTGCGTTATAAGCTATTCCGTCCAGTTGAGAACCATTTGTTCTAAAGTGTGCTTTAGGAGTATTTGCACCTGTATTTACAGTATGTCCTCCTACATTTATGATTGCGTATTGGTCACTTCCACTAGCAGCAAAAGGTAAACCAGTTATAGTAATGATTTGACCAGGTAATGAAGATAAGGTCGCGGTTATGTTTGCGTGTATATGACATATATTTCCAATTTTTGTATATGTAGCAAGTGTAATGGTTATTGATGATGTTGTTACTCCACTGTATGTATAAAAAGCAGGAGTCCAAGTACCTTCTTCATAATCGTCAAGTGCATTAGCTGCTGCGGTGTCTCCGTTAAAGGTTATACCACCACTGCTAAGAATCCTCATGCGTTCTGTTGGGACTCCTGAACCATCAGCACTCGTGCTAAATGTCAACCTAGTTGGCATATCACCATCGCCTGGAGTACCATCTACGAGTGCTCGTATGTGAGCACCTTGTGCATAGCTATTTCCATCTGCTCCTGTAAATTCTATAGAGCCTAAAATATCATTGTTTGAGACTACTCCTAAATTTGTAATATCTGTATTTCTTGATTTTTGAAATACTAGGTATCCACCAAATAATCCAGCGTAGTGCCTATGTATTGATAAAGATGCTCCTGCTGCATCTGTTGAGTTTATTCCTAACTTTGCTTGTCCGCCAACTGGATGAGTTTGCCCAATAGCAGGCATACCAATTCTTTCAGAACTATCTATAGTTATAGCTGTTGCATCAGCACTTGAACTTATACCTGAAACACCAACTGAAGCAAAAGATAAAGTTCCACTTCCGTTAGTTGTAAGAGCTTGACCACTTGAACCATCAGAAACATTAAGTGCTGATATGCCAACTGCATTATCTGCAATTAAGGCACTTGTAATAGCATCGTCTGCAATTAAAGCGCTTGTTATGGCATCATCTGCAATCGCTGCAGTAGTCACTGCATCGTCTGCTATTACTCTTGATGTGATCTTAGTGTTTGCCATAATATTATTATCTTCTTATCCCTCTAAAGTTTCAATTATTGTTAATCTTTTTATACCCAGTTGTCTGCTGTTCTGTTATTAAAAACTGCTTGTAAATTCCACATACCTGATGCTACTTTAAAAGTTGCCCCTGCTTCTTTTACTACGACTATTCCTGAGCCGCCTGCATTTCCTACTCGGTTACTAGGTGCAATGTAAGCTCCCCCGCCTCCACCACCGCCTGTGTTTGCTGTTCCAGCTGTGCCTGTGGTTGGTCCAGTACATGATCCTTCGCCACCACCACCAGTTCCGCCTGCTGAGTTAGTGCTTTGAGCAGAAGCTCCACCTGCACCTCCGCCACCGCCTGCATAAACAACACTAGAACCTGTAATAGTATTAGCTAAACCTGCACCACCTGCTCCATTTGCAGTATTGTCTGTGCCTGTTGAGTTGCTACCTGCTGCCCCTGCACCTCCTCCTCCAGCTCCTCTATAAACATCTCCACCCATTGACTGTCCGCTACCATTGCCACCTGCATTGCCTTGTCCTGAAGGAGATGCTGCTCCGCCTGTGGTTGCAAATCTACCTGCTCCACCTCCGCCTGAACCACCTGTAACTCCACTCATTGATTCTGAGTCTCCTGCACCGCCTGAACCACCGCCTGTTGCAGTAATAGAGCCTGCGGCTAAAACAGAATCACTGCCTTTTGTTCCAAAACCTGCGCCACCTGTACCATCACTACCACTAGCAACACCACCTGCTCCACCACCGCCAACTGTTACAGCATAACCAGTGCTACCACTAACACTTACCTTAGTACCTCCTAGATTGCTACGATATCCTCCAGCTCCACCGCCTCCACCGAAACGAGAACCACCGCCACCGCCACCTGCTACAACTAAGTATTCAAGTTCAGTTGTGCCAGATTGGGTCGTAAGAGTTCCACTAGAAGTAAAAGAAGTTATTGTTGCAGCAGTTGCTTCATCTGAAGGTTCATTTAGTTTTCCTATTACTCCGCCATTTAAACTAGCCATGCTTAAACCTCATCCCATGCTTTAGTTGTTTCATTCCATTTGTAGTCTTTGCCGTTATCAGGGTAAGCAGTAGGTGCTTCCCAATTATCATCAGCATCCAATGACCAAGATGCAAAAGGTTTTGGTGATATAAATTTATTTTTTGATGAATCAAAAGTATCACCTATACCTGCGTATTGTTTTCTAAAATTATTGTTGTATGAGGTTTGTTTCCAAGCAACTCCGCCTGTTGTATGTGGAACTATGGATGCTACGAATGTTTCTGCATCTCCGTGTTGATCACCACCGTTAGTATCTACATCTGTGTTTGATATTACTACTACTCGTAATACCTCGTTGTCTTCGTTAAGTTCTGCAAAGTGAGCCATAATTAAATACCTCCTTAAGCGTCATCTAGTTCTTCGTAACTAATGGTGTAAGTTAAGTCTGAGTTAGCACTTGCACCGCCTTCTAAAATATCCCCTTCTTCAAGATAAATGCTTGAGTTTTTATCTATTAAGACAAGAGTTGCATCTGCTGGAACAGCAATAGTTGATGCAAACAAAACTACTGAGCCACCACTTTTAATGATGCCCATTGTTACAGTAGCAGAGTTTGTGCCATCAATATTCGCAATAATGATACTGTTTACTTTTAATAACTTATTACTTGCACAAGTTAATAAATCAGTTGTCGTAGTAGTTGTTAAAGCTCCATTTATACTATTTCCGTATATTGAAGTTACATTTACTAAATTTGGATTTGCCATAATATTGTCCTAATGTTATCCGAAAACCATAGCTATAGCTATTGCTTTACCTGTTGTAGCTTTTGTATCAAGCTGGGTTTGTATGTTGGAAGTTACTCCATCAGTGTAATTAAGTTCTGCTGCTGTTGCAGTAATAGTCGTACTTGCAATAGATAAAGCATCTGTTTCTAAAGTACCATCTACATCTACATCACCTGAAATATCTAGGTTAGTAAATACTGAAGTTCCTACTGCTGTAATTGTTCCTGTAAAAGTTACATTTTCACTTGAATCAATAGTAATAGCTGTAGCATCTGCACTTGTACTAATTGATGTGGCTGATTCTAAAACATCAGACACTAAAGATTTCTTTAATGCACTGTCTGTAGCATCGAAGATCATAAAGTGGTCCGCACCTACAGCTGTAACTTGTGTAAGCCCTGATACAAAAGATGCTGGTAAGGTGTTTACTTCTGTTTGAGTAAAGGTCATGACCTCTAAGATTGCACCGTTTGCTGGTGCGGTATCCATGGTTAAGGTTGTACCGCTTACTGCATAGTCTGTCTTTTGTTGGTAAACACCATCTAAAAATACTTGTGTATTGTTTTCATGTATTGGTGAAAGGCTTAAAGTAAAAGCTGTGGTACTGCCATTACAAGTAAATTGATTGTGGGCTAGGTTATTGCCTGAAACTAAATGCGATACATGGTAAACAATTACTTTACGACTGTTAGCGGGCGCAACATCTAAAGTAAGAGTGGTTCCCGATAAAGCAAAATCTCCGGGGTTTTGATAAACACCTTCTATAAATACAATTAAGTTGTCTTCACTTGCCGGCGCAACACTTAGTGTAAACGCGGTTGTACTACCATTACCTGTAAAAGTATCAACAGTTAATGTAGAAGAAACATCGGTCTTAACGTCATCTAATAAAGCCGCAACGATTCTTAGCTCTGCTTTATCTCCAGAACTAAACGCTCGTGCAGTTGTATTATCATGCCCCCTAACTACAGTTAGTGTGTTACCACTTCTTGCTGTTACCTTTACAATCTCCTTGTTGGTAGTATCGTCAAAGGTTACATAAAAGTGATCACTACCTGTTATGGTAGGAAAAACAGAACCATCTGTTACAGCGATACTCGTGACGCTGCTATTGATTCCTGCGGCAAGAGTTGTCGCTGCGTTGTTGGTGAACTTAACAGCCATTAGCTAACTCCTTTAAAATTAACTAACTGTTACAGTCCAAGTAATTGTCATTGAGTCAGACGCACCTTTGTTTACGACTGAAAAAACAGTTCTACAAAGTAAGTCACCAGAAGAAGAGGCATTTAAAATACCTGCTTCAGTCACAGCACCCGTACCAGTACCAGCAGGAAATGTTGCTACGTAAGTTACAACAGCACCAGAAACTGTACCTGTACCGCCTGTAAGAGCTACTCTACCCAATTGACTTTCCAAAGCAGAATTACCTGCTGCAGCTGCGGTAGAACCACTACCAATACCCATGTGTGTCATAGCTGCTGGACTGTTTGAAGTTGTTTTTATCATACTTGAAGCCACAAACTCCTTACCATCAGTAACCACAAGGTTATCAATGTTACGCACAACTTCATTATTTAGACGAACCTCTACTTTACCTTTTAGATTAAAATCATCATTAATCATAATTTCTCCACTTTTAATTTAATACACTAGTGTTAAATGCGGAAGTGTTAAGTACACTACTCGATCCGGAGACCAAGACCACATTTATCGATTCTGTTATTGTAGCACTATCTGATAAAGATTTACCAAAAGTATGTGCTAAACTTTCTGAGATAGAAGCACTCTCTGTAAAAATATTTCCAGCGCCAGAAACAAATACATCAGCTAAACTTATAGTTTCGCTAAAAGATGTTGAGAATGAGTGAGCAAGGCTCTCTGTAATTGTAGGGGTATCTGCAAAACTAGTTGAAAACGTAAGCACGGGAGCACTGTCACCCACACCCACAATATTTCCTTTGTTTATACCAAAGTCTGTTTGCAAATCATCAGAAGCACTAGCAGTATCATCTAATGCATAACTATCTGAAAAAGCCCGTACAAACGTAGCTACACGACTAAATGATTCGGACATGACCACAGATTCAGCAACTTGTACGCTAACCGCACCGCCCATACCACTGTGGTTTGTACAATAATAATGTAAAGACGCTGGTGTAGATCCAGTTACTTGTATCTCTACATAAGCACCAGAAGCCCCAGGTGTACCACTTACAGTCACATTAGTTGTGTATGCAGAGCCTCCACCATGTGAACCATTTGCTGTTTCTGAAAATCTAAATGGGTGTCCGCTAACACTAGAATCTGATAAATCAAACTTATATGTTTTACCTACATTTAACGTCAGTGCTGGGCTATTAACGCCATCAATGTGGTACTTATTACCTGATCCATATGAGTTTGTAGCAGAAGCAACGGTTACTGTATAAATAACTGTACCGCTTTCTGGTATTGCTTTACCTACTCCCAACACATTAGACTCAGAGATAGTCGCTGTTTCAGAGTGCGGTAAACTAATATCTAAAGCAGGTGCATCAGAGACCGATAAGGTATCACTTTTAGCGGGGTCTATACTCAATACTTCTACATCGCTAAAGGATAAAGTATCGCTTTTTGTTGGTTCTATACTTAATGCAGGAGCATCAGAAAGTGTACTACTATCATCAAATGCTGTACTAAAAGCAATTGCAGGTGCATCAGAAAGTGTTGGTGTATCACTAAATGCCCTAACAAAAGCTACTACTTTACTAAGAGATTCAGCAATACTAACCGTTTCAGATTTACTGCTAGCAAATGCTGAAGCTAGTTCTTCTGCTATAGAAACAGTTTCTGTCTTTGTTGTTTCAAATAAAACTGCTGGTGCGTCGGTTAAACCAAAACTTTCAGCATTTGGATGCCCAGAAAGGAAGTAAAGGTTTTTACTATCGGCATCTAATAATACATTTACAGCCGATAAATCTACGTACTGTAATGACGTTTGTAAATTTGTAAACGTAACAAGAGATCTAAGGTTTTGAAAAACAGAAACGGGTTGAATCGAATCTGTGTCAACAGTAACCTTTAGGTTGACATAATCAACTGTAAACTTGATGGCCATTAATCGAAGTCATCACGCACTTTAAATTTTATAAAATCTTGTACTGTTTGAATACCAGATCCAGAAGTTGTGTGTTCAATTTCGCCTTCAAAAGTTCCTGCAGTTGTCCACGTTCCTGTAGGGAATGTTAATGCACAAGTGCCATTAGAAGCGCTTGTTATAGTAGCAGTTATTGTAGAAAGAACCGTTGTTGACCCTACCTCACGAATGCGTAGTTTTACAGTTGCACCAGTCAAGTTGATTGGTGCCCAAGTAGTTTCGTCTTCTACATCTAACGTAGCCCCAGACGCAGCAGTGTTGCTGTCTTTTAGAGTGAAAGTTAGTTCAGGAAGAGTGTCTCCTACTACTAATTTAATTGTGTCTGAATATGCCATAAATTACCTCTTATTATATACACGTTATGCTTTAAATGGAAAATGGATTATAGTCATCTGCTTTTGCATTACCGCGCCACAAGTCTTCTACTTTTTCTGCAGTTGGGCCTAATCCAGCTACAAACCAAGAGTTTCCATATTTATCAGCTTCTAACATTGGAACTACTAAACCAAAAGCCCCAAACACACCACTTCGATCTAGTATTTCTAAAAAATATTGTCCCCAAGGCATGTTATCAGAACGGAATACAGACGCGTCTCCACCCCTGCCTAAGTATTTAATAAACTCTCTTATTTCTAAACCTAAAGCTGTTAATGGCAACAAAGTTACTGCACCCAAAACTAAAGGAACTGCTGCGCCAGGAAGAGACCCGTTTTGTGCAAACCGATTTTTAGTCTCTCTTATAGCACCACCAATGATGTTTTTGCCATATGCATAAAAGAAAGATTTAAGCTGCCAAATTAAAGCTGTGTAGGGATTTGAAGCCCAAACGGGTCTTTCAGCCGCACTTGGTCTAACAATAGATTCTTCTACAAACCTACCAATAGCTGCTTTTATTTTAGCGCCTTCTGGACCAGAAAAATCTCGTTTGTTTTCTGATTTACTCCACGCTTCTACTTCTGCTCGCGTAAGATCTAATTCTTTTAAGTATCTATTACTGTTTGCATCATTAGTTTTAGCCAAATTAATTAAAAATTGTTCGCCCATACCAGCAGCAAATATTCTTGTAAATTTAGTAAAGAAATCTAAAGCAGTTATCTTAAAAAACTTGTTTGCTAAATATTTAGTTTCTTTTGTCATGAAACCTAATTCAGCAGCATTAATATACATAGTCTCTAACGAGTCATGTGTAATAACCCCTAAATCTTTTGCAAATTGTTCTGCAGCTTCTCGGTTTTTAAGATAATACTTTACTTGATCCATTGTTTGACCAAAGTTGTTCATGCCTTTACTACGTAAAGTGGGCCCTGCTAAATCTGGTAAGGATGCTAAAGTAGTAAAAGTTAAAAGTGTAACCATGTTAGTCAAAAGACCCCAACTGTTTACCTGTCTAGCCCAACCTGACATGCCGAGTCCAACTCGTCCAAGCATAGCTTCCATCGCTCGACGGGCGCCTCGCCTATCATTAACATCCTCTATTCTAGAAAGAAGAACTTCTGTGGCTTTCCAACCAGTTAAATCCTTAGTAAGACTTGGGCCTTCATCAAACGCAGCTAGTTTAGAAGATTCAGAATCAATAGGACCTACAATTATATTTGCTGCATCTTCCCCCAATTGATCTTTAATATTGAACCAGTCTTGTTCTGTTGCGGTTACTCTAGCTCGTTTATCATATTCAACTCTTTTTACTGTATCTTCTATATAAGCTTTAAGGCTATAAGCCGCTGGATTAAGAAGTTCTATGTCTTTTGATCCTTCGGGATTTATTTCCCCTTGTTCATTAAGGCCCCGCCTTGCCGCTTCAGTTGGTATCTTTTTAAAATATTTAACCCTTGCTTGGTTCATACCAAGAGATAAAGTAGAAATGCCATTGTCAGTTTTTGCAACTGCTTCATTGTCTTCGTCTGTTTCTAGCCAAGACTCAACATAAGACTCCCAATTTTTGTAAGTGGTGCCTTGCCCATCAGTTATGTTTTGTACATCTGGATTATATTTTCGTAAGAGCTTTGCCATTATTGCTCTTTTTTCAGGGCTTTGTCGCAGCTCTGCTAAACTCCATTTTCTTGGGAAGAAGTCTGGAAGTTTTAAAACACCTTCTAAATTACCATCAATATAAGTATCATAAAACTCGCTTAAAAACTCTCTCATTTTTTGTGCTTCTGGACTAAGTTCAGCTGTAGGTGTACTAGCTTCCGCTTCTTCTGCAATTCTAGTTAAAGCTTCCATGTTAGGCTCGCCATTTTTCTTCTTTTCTACCAAACTATAAATATCATTTAGTTTTTGATTTATAACTAAAATACGAACATTTATATATCCACTTTTATCTTCGCTTTGTGATTCCGAATACATAATTGCTGCAAGAGCGGGGCTTATCTCTTTTAAATAACCATGCGCAGTTTTAAACACATAATTTAAAGACACATGTTTTTTATCTTTTGGTAACAAGGGTAGAGGGGCCCTTAACAATGCTTCTACCTGACGTTTTATAAAGAATAACGCTTGTTTAGATACGCCTTTTGGAGTATCTACGGTTTGTTCCATTACATCTAAAACTCTATAAACTTCTGCTTTTTGCGCTCTGGTAAAACTATTAAAAGTGGCATTTCCTGGTGGAGAAATGTTAGCGATTTTTATAACATCATCCATGTAACTTGCAAAATCGGAATCTAAAGTAAATCTACCTTTTGCTTGCTTGTTAACTACATCAAAGAAATCTTTTAGCCTTTGCACAATACGTTTAAAGTAAGACTGTACAAAGTTAGTGGCTTTTTGATCTGGATCAAATGCATACACTGCATATTGATCTGCATACCATTCTTCAAAACCAAATTTACCATCATATTTTGTACTGCCTTGTTCTTGCAGCGCTTTTCTTGCTTTAGCAAAAGCCTTATCTAATTTTTGTCTTACTGAAGGAATTGCTAAAGAACGTTCTAATTCTTGCTTGTACACGCCGTGACCTATTTCATGCCCCAACGCCCTAAGCATAAATGCAAACTGTTCGTTTGTTGGTTTTTGCTGCAAGTTTAAAATGATGACATCCCCTTGCGCACCAAACTGTACTATCCGAGCAGGTTTTCCTGTTTTACGCATATCCTCTTTTATGTTCTCTACAATCCATTTAGAACTACGGCTAACGCCATTATCATCTACATAAACATTATTAAACTCACTGCCAAGAACAATTTCATCGTCAAGCGAAATAATACGTAAAGTTCGACCATATTTTAGTTTGCTATTAATAGCGTTTAAAAGAATATCAACTATAGAGACCCCTTTAGCCCCAGCAACAGGGCCAAACAAGTCTTCTCGTTTAAAGTAATCTTTGACTCTTTGAGTTGCTGAAGTTTTTTTGTTTTCTACACCCTGTTGTTTTTGAGTACTTAAATATGTTTTTCCTAATTTTTGTGAATTAGCGTTTAAAACATTTATGTGTGCGTCATAACCAAACTCATCTCTTATACCACCCGCTTGCATTTGGTCTATTTCGTTTGCTTCTACGTCTATTGTTTCATTTAAAGAAGCTGCTTCGCTGTCTGTAAAAATACCCTCTTCTCGAGCAATATCTTGTAGGTATTCTTGGAATTGTTTTAAATATTCGCGTTCTGATAAAAAAACTTTTTTTGTAGGCCCTACAAAATAATAAAAAGGTTTTTTAATAGTTTTTGTTTCCCCTTTTTTAGTCGTTCCTTTTTTTTCTAAAGGTACTACATCTTGAAAACCTCTTGCTTTCTTGAACTCTTTTTCAAAATCAGCTCTTGTGTATCCTTCATACCGACTAAAAGGTTTTTCTCGGTTAAGGTTTGACTCGTCAGCTATAAAAACTCTTTCTTGGCGGCGGACTTTCATATCAGCCCCCGTAACAATATTTTGCACTGTGTTTGCGCCTGAAGTTGTTCGTTCTGTTTTAAAAATAGGCTCCCCCGCGTTATTTAGTTTTGGAATAGGGTTACCTTTATTATCTACTTTGTTTTTTCCATCTTTATTTTTTTCGTAAACTGGAACCTGTTGTTCTAGTGTGTTTCCACTACCTATATCAAAAGCCACCTGTTCTGATGTCCCTTCTAAGCCCGTTAAAGAGCCTACAATTTGTTTTACGTCAGAATTAATAATGGTGTTCAGTGCCTTATTACTAACACGGGCTTTTTTTATTGGCACTCCAACCTCAACAGAACCCGCTTTGTTTATAACAAACTTATCACCTTGTTTTTTAAAACTGCTTATTTTAACTGCATTTACTTCTGCGTCAGTCATGCTAGCAACTCTTTTGCCTTTGTACTCTATTGGTTGATTTAATTGTTCGGCTATTCCAATTAAATCTTTAAAACCCTGTCTGTTCCTTTCTGCAGGAGATAAAGAAGAAGACACTTCGCTGCTGTCAGCTGCATATACTGCGTAGTTAATAAGAGTGATAATATCTACAGATTCTCCGTTTATAGTAAAAGCCCGTGCTTCTGGAGAACTGTTTACTTCTTCCCTTTGTTGTCTATAAGATGCTTCTTTAGCTCTTTGTACTGCTTTGTCAAAATCAGCTTGTTCTTGGCTTAAATCTGCAATAATAGAATAAGCGAATTCTCCTTTTATTGGTTTACCTTCTTTATCTACAGCTGGAACTTTTGATAATATAAAATTAGATTTGTCATCCCTGTTTTTTAATCTAGTAAACTCGTTTAGTTTACCTTTAGGTACATCATCTATTCTTTGTACTCCGTTCTCGTACGACGTCCAAAAAGACCTTTCTCTGTCATCGTCTAAAGAATTTAAAAAGTTAGTTTTTTCTTCTGGAGAAGGTTTTTGTTTATCCCCAATAGTTTTGTTTTTGTAACTAGAAGGTGTTAAAGCAGGTTCGGCTAATACTTGTGTATTGACTTCTGGGCTAACTGTTAAGTTACCACCTTCAAACGCATCAGCTAAAGTTCTACCAAAATTTGTCTCTGTTTCATCCCCAGCTGTTTCATAAGTAGGATCATCGTCTTCTACTACGTCTTTAACAGTTGCTTTTTCTGGGCCTTTTGGTTTTATACGAGCTTGCTTTTCTTTTAAAGCATCTTCTTTGGTCATTTCGTCAATCGTAACTTCGCCATCATCAAACTCTTGTTGGTAAAGATCATAAGCATTTTTTGATGCAACGGCTTTACCTGCTTTGTTTGTAGATTGAGTAAAGACATGATTATTGTCTTTGTCTTTTACTACTATAGCTAAATCATGAGAAGAATCTTGGGGTTGGCTAAACTGTAGTATTTGTTGTTTTGTTTCGTTTGTAAGCCCATTTTCTTCAATAAATTGAATAAGGTCTTTGTCTGTTGCTTTTACAATTGCAGCAGCTCCATCTTTTTCTACAACTTGGAGATCCGGACCTTTAGCATCCGGTCTATACTGATTTACTATAAAAGCTTCTGCTTGGTCTGCAGTTGTGTCTTCTAAAATAACTGCGTTTCTAGCTGAATTAGGGGCTACAAGATCATTTAATTGTGCAAGTATATCCTCGTCAGGTTCTACTTGAGTTCGGCTAGCATTTATTGTTTCGGCATCTTCCTGGCTCATTGTATCAGCTTGTACTTCTCTACCAGTAGCTAGTAAATTGTAGGCTTTAGATATAACACTTGCAGGAGCTGCTCTAGCACCACCGGCAAACCCCCCAACAAAAGCTGATTCCATTGCACGCATTTTTGCTTCTTGTTCTGAATAATCAGGATCGATTGCAAATCTTTGTGCAATTAACGCGCCCTCTTGTAAAGTTTCAGTTGCACTTTCTACTACAAAACTTTGCCCAGATTTTATAGCTACAGCTTTAGCAAGCTCTTTCATAAATGTACCTGCAGCCATATCTCCAGCAACTGCATCTTTTAAAGCCATTTTTGTCATGCCCCTAAAGAAAAGACCTTCAGATAAGGTACCAAGTAGGGCTTGTGGAATACCTAATAGTGCAGCCATCTCTGCTTCTTCTTTTGTTAGCTCAAAGCCAGCATCATCAAATTCTTTCAAGGCTTGTGACGAACCTACTACGTACTCTTGGCCAAATGCGCCTACGCCTATTCCAACTTTAGTAGCTGTTGCACTTGTATAAGTTTTAGCAGCCCTTGCTGCGTCGTATCCATTTTCAAGAAATTCTGCTTCTGCAACGGTTAATTTAATATTGTTGTCTTTTTTCTTAACAATATTATTAAATTTCTTTTTTAAAAAAGCTCGACTAACTCCAGTTAAAGACCCTTTTCCAAGGTTAGCTACGATACCGCCCGTGCCTGCAGATACAACAGACGTAACTACCATAGGGGTAAAAGAACCTACTCCTTTTAATACCTGTTCTACAAAACCATCAAACGTAGGCGCATCATAAAATTCTTGAAAAGCTCCCATTTGACTAAGTATTTCTGAAGCGCTGTCATCTAAAATTTTAGCTTTACCTAATTTAACACGTGCTGCCTCATCATTACCGGTTAATAAATTTGCAATAGCACCAAAAGTGTATACGTCAGACTCAAACTGTTTGCCACCGGCTTTAACAGCTTCTGTAAAAGTTTCGCCACGGCTTAATTTTCCTTGCGCATCACCCAGGCCTTCAATTTTTTCTCCGGCAAAAAGACCTTTAACAGCGTCGGTTTCTCTACTAGCTGAAGCAAAAAGACCCGCTATACTAATAGGTTGTGGTGTTGAAGCCGGAGCTACTGTTGGGTCTGCTTGAGTGGTTGGTGGTTCTATAGGGTCTGGTTGGTTTGTTTGAAGCTGTTGCAAAGCCGCTTGAAAATTTTGTACTCGCACAGGTGTTTGATCATTCCAATCAGAATTTGCAGCTTCAATTGCAGCCCCACTAAAATTACCCTGTTGCATTAAGCCCCAAGTACCGTCGTGTTCTTTGTACCAGTTAGTTCCTAGTTGAAAGTTTACTTCCCCAAGAGCATCAACAAAGTTACTATCACCACCTTGACCTAGCTGGTCTGCTTGTGCTTTTGCAGCTGTATAAGCTTTGGTGGAGTCTTGATCTAACCATTGACTAATAAGTTTGTCATCTATAATGTCGCCTTCTTTATATAGACCAAGCTCTTCATCTGTTAACCTATGTCCAACTCCAGCTGTTAATACACCTAAACTGTCTCGGTAGACGTCATTTCTATAGCCTTCGTTGGTTTTTAAATTGTTAAGGAAATTAGCAGAAACTGACACACGCTACCTACCCATTTTCCGCAATTGCGTTTTCCATAGCTTTATAGAACATGCCCATTCCAATAGCCCGTAGGTCTTTTTTTATTTGATTAGCACTTACTGTATTATTAGAGGAGGTCCCAAAACTAACAATTGCAGCGGGATCTGTAGTAACGTTTCCATCTACGTCATAAGCTCTAAAATTAGGTGTAAAGTTAAAACCCCCAGATTTTGGTCCTTCAGCAAATCCTAATGTTATAAGTTCTTGCCACCAGGTAGGTTCAGCTTCTATTTCATAGTATTTATCTAAAACGGTTAATCCTAACCCAAGAGCCGCCTTCATTTCTTGAGGGCTTTGTGTTTGCCCTTCAGCCGCCTGCACTAAAGTTGTTACCATAGTAGCAAGGTCTCCAAGATTTCCTGAATTAAGAACTAAAGGATCGTCTGTGTTTATGCCGAGTATTTCTTCACGGATGTTTAAAACCTGTTTTGTAACATCTCCGGGTTTAGCATACTCTGCTGCATCTTTAGATAGGTTTCTTAAAAGGGTTAGTTTAGCAATTTGATCACTTCTGTCTGCAGCTTGAGCCGCTGCAGCTTGAGGGGTTGTCATAGTCATGTCCCCCGTTTCAATCATATTAATCATAGCTTTTGCAAAATTTCCATCTCGTTGTGAGTCTGGCATACCCGCTAAAAGTTCTGCAGCTAAAGTAACTCTCCTTGCTTTATCTAGTTCGGCAAAGTTACCGTTGTATTTTGTTATTACGCCCGCTATTGCTTCATCATCTTTTGCTGAATGATTTTTTCCCTGGACAGAATCAAGCAGTAATTTTGTAGCTGTTTGATTATCTCCCGTTTCAACTGCGTTAACCACTGCTTTAGTATCTACATTAAGGCCAGTGTTTTGTGCTGCGCTACTAATTACTTTTCGGTCTGCCGATTGAACAGGAGAAGCAAAAAAGTTTTTATCATCTACATACTTAGTAACAAAAGCATCTGGGTTTTGTACGAACTCATTATAAAGTTCGGGGTTGCCCTTTAGTTTGTCTATTAATTTATCCTCATTAGCTTTGTACCAATTAGCCTTTTTTTCTAAAACTGCATAATCTTCATCACTAATTGGATTTTCTGTATTGCTTTTTGCATCCGCTAATCGCCCCGCTGCAGTTACAGGCACTCCGCCCTCTAAGGTAGTACCCCGCGCTGTCATTTTTCCACCAAAATAATTTAAAATTTGATCCTTTACTTTAGCTTTAAGGTTTCTGTTTGCTATTGTCTTATAATTTTCTATTGTTTTATCTCTAACATTTTTAGAGATGCGTGGAGTATTTGTTAATTGGTTATAAAGAGCTTCTGCATCGCCTGGACCCATGTAAAAATCTGTACCTAATTCTTGTCTTTGTGCATTGTACATAGTAGTCAAAACGCCTGCATACTTAGAAGGATCGACTACTGGAAAATCCTTAGCTGTTTCAGTTACTGAAGCTGGTGCAGGAGTCGGTGCAGGAGTCGGTGCAGGTGTAGTGCTCGTCTGTTGTCCTCCCTGTGTAAATTCTGTTGCAGTATTCATTGCATCTGCTACAGGTTGGCCCCCAACGCGTTTTTCATTTTCGTTTACTCTTTGTTCTATCTTTTGTTCAATGTCTACCCTATCAGAACTACCCCAAGGAATTTGAGTCATGGGTGCTAAATTAGATATAGCGGGGTTTCCACCACCTCCAATTTCAACATCTTTCGCATATTCTTGAAATACAGTATTAAGGTCGCCCAAACTTAAACCAACTATAGATTGTTCTGCTGCTTCAGGGCCAAACTCAGTAATAATATCTCTAATGTCTTTTCCACCTACAGTCATAGGAGAAGAATAAGATTGTTTTCTAGCTTCACTATTAGTGCGAACGTATGGAACTATCTCCATTTCTCCAGTTTCAGCATTTTCTCTAATTGTAGAATTTTCGGGGTCAAACTGTTTGTTTGGGCCCAATAAAGCTGAGCCAAAACCCATTTCATTAAGTTTACGAAAGGTGCCTTTGTGCCCATACATAGCTACATAATCACTTAAATTAGTGTCCCCAAGGCCAGAATACTTCTTGTTAGCAAAACCTGTACCAGGACCAGTGCCTTGATACCAAGCTTTAAACTGTTCATTGCTTTCAAACCCCGCGGGTTTGTTTTCTAAATCTGCAATGTTTCCGCCTTGGTCAATAATATTATTAATATTTAAAGCGTCTGCTTCTAAATCAGAATTAGCACTTTTAATAAATTTTGTAAAATCTGCGCCTTGTTGTTTAACAACGCCTTGATTAAATGTTGCGCCATCAATCTGCCTCTTCATAGATGCATCTCTAGCGCGATTATAATTTCCTACTAAGTCAAATAATGATGCCATAATCTTTTATATTAATTTTGCTAAACTAGAACCCAAGTTACCTAAAAACCCATATTGAGATTTTTTAGCGGCGTTTCTACTTTTTTGATAAGCATTTTTTTTGTTAACAGAAGCCTGTCCATATTGTAAGAGCCCACCCAACACATTTGATAAGTTCTGTGCCCCAAGAGTGTTACCTATCTGTAGCCTTATATCATTAAGCATTTCATCAGAACGCATCGCCATGTTTCTAGCGTTTGATATGTTTCTTTGTCCCGCAAAGTTTGCAAGTCTAGATTCTTCTCCAGCTTGAGCCGCATTAAATTGCACTCCATATCTACCCCTGTCTCTTTCAGCTTGCGCTAAGGCTCTTTCGTTTGCACTAACCGCCATATCTTCGCTTTCATCTACTGTGTCTATTGCAGTGGTTAAAATTCTTTCGGTTTGTGGGTTGTATTCCTCTACATTTTTTTCGTAAGCATCTATTGCCGCTTTTTGCGCTTGAAAGTCTACATCGTCACTATACGTACTACCACTAACTCTTCTGTTACCAGAAGTAGGCGTACTAAGTGCGGTTGGCTTGTAAAACCCAGGAGACGCAAACTTTTGTAAATAATCTTCTGCCATTGGCTTATACCCTACCTCTGCTAGTTGATTTAGACTTGTCTCTAGGAGCATAAGCAATTACAGGTGTTTTACCAAAACCAAACAAGCCCGTAGTTCCTTCTCCAAATTGACCCGTAGCATCAAATCCTTGATAGCTTTTCTTAAATGGGTCACCCGTATCCCCAACATTAGCAGCCATCTGATTAGCTGCTGAAGCGAATACGCCCCGCATTGCATTTGTTTTGGATAACTGTCGGTCAGCTTCTGATACTTGATACGCAGTTTCTGCTCCTGCGGCTTGTACTCCACCTTTTACAGTGTTTTGTGCAAGCATATTGCCTACGGCTTCATTACCTTTTACTACTTCTAGATCTTTTTTAGTTTCCGCAGTTTGACCTTTTGCTATTCCTTTAATCAATGCGCTTGTTGCATCTACTGCATTTCCGGCTGCTGTATCAACCGCTTGTACTGTTCCTATAGAGGGCCTTTCTTGTGATTGATAATAATCCGCACCGGCAACTCCAACAGATTGATCTTTTCGTTCTACAGCTTCTGTTTGAGCATACTCAGTACGCAAAGGATCAAAAAGAACGTCTTGCCTAGTTTGTCCTCTTTGCAAAATATCCAAACCAGCTTTTTCGTTTTCAGTTTGTTTAGTAAAGTTTTTACGTTTTACTTTTTTGCCTTTTAAAAATCCCATTGTTATAACTCTTTTCTATATGTTTGTGTTACCAAATTAAAATCATGCAGGGGTGCTATTTTTTCCCACCCTTTTCTATTACTTTCAAATTCAATAGCTACTGCTTTCATATCTTCCGCTATTTTTTCTAAAAACTTAAACATAGCTTTTACATAATTATACTCTGGTTTCTGGTAACTTGCCCAGACAAACAGTGTGTCCTCGCCACTAATACTTCTTAGCGTATTAACGATTATAAACCCAATATATGTATCTTCTTCATACAACATGTACAAAGTAGACAGCTCTTCTTGTAAAGATAAATAGACGTCGGGTGTTATCCAGTCAGCTTGACACTTTTTTCTAACTTGATCTAAATCTGGTTGTATTTTTTCAAAAGCACAACGTACCTCAGAAAGAGGAATTGTCTCAATTGAAAGCCCATCAATAGTCAATCTCTGAACCATACTTCTTATACCTTTTACGTGGGCTTAAACCGGCGCCTCTGTATTTAACAGTTCTTTTAACGCCTAAATCTCCGCCCCTTGCTTTTAGTTCAGCTTGTACAATTTCTTGATTAAACAATCCTAAATAATCAGCTGCTGCTGCTGGATCAGTCCAATCTTTTGCAGGAATACGCATAAGCCTATATAAAGTGCCATACACAATTCCGTCTCTGTAACTGTTTGAAAAAGTGGTGTCTATATTACTTGTAGTCCTACTCGGTTTTAAAGCAACAGATAATTGAATGCCGTTGGTAACGGCGCTACCAGGAACCGGTATTACCCAAAACGTACTTGGGTTTTTTTGTAAATAAACTTGTGGTACTGAAGTTTTGTTTCTCCAATCAGAATAGTTTAACTCTAAACTTCTAGGGCTAATTGGGTCTAAATCATCGCCATCATATGTCATCCATAAAATTGCATGTACATCTGTGCCGCTTGGTTGGTCGAACTCATATTCATATACGCCACTAATACTTGTAATTGGATCTAAGTCATATACGTAAGCTTTAGATCTTTCTGCAAATTCTATACAAGCGGAGCGCAAAGTAGATTCAATTAAAGAATCTGGGCAATTGGGTACGTATGGAAGTATGTCTTTTACTAAAGAATCAAATGATGCCATTATTGAACTCCAGGAGGAGGCGGTGGGGGCGCTGTTCTCATGCCCGGTTTATCAGAATTAGGATCAAGCAATACTTTTGATTGTCCCCCTCCTGAAACACTCGCCATAAATAATTGATAATGAGATCCAGCCCTTTGTGCGTTACCTGCAAATTCTGCGTCTTTCATATAACACCTATACAACACATAGTCTACAAGGGCGTTACCATAAACATCATCTATATAAATAGTACTACTTGTAGAACTTAAATCTGTAGGGTTTCTAGCTGTTACTAATTCAACATAAGCGTTTGATCCAGATTTGACACCTGGATATACATAAAACCTTCTTGGATCATCTGGATCATAAATGTAGTGTTTAATAACAGAGCCATGCGCAGCATCTCCTGTAACAGTGGGATCATGCCAATTGGGTTCTATAGAATTTAAAATATCTTCATCTACTAACCTAATAGCTTTTTTACCTGTTGCGCTACCACCAGTAGCACTCATATTTCTAACTACTTTTATTAAACACATTGCAACATCTGGAATAGACTGTTCTGTCCCAGTAGCCAATTGCACATTTGAATGGTCTGCAGCCGCAGCGGGTTTAAAGTTAACTACCTCTCTTTGTGCATCATTTATGTACCGAAGCAATTCAGCTTCAGTCCATCGAACGCCAGTTGTATCTTGCAGGGTGTCCTGGATTCTGGATATTAAATTAGCGCCCGTTAATGTGCCCATTATTTCTTAGCAGTTTTCTTTACAGTTTTTTTAGCAGCCGGCTTTTTCTTAGCGGGTGCTTTACCATCTACATAGGCTTCGTTTATATCAGGTGTAGAGGGATCATCAGGAATATAATGTCCTTTTTCATCTCTAGCTCTAATAGGTTCGCTTGGCTTTTTGTCTTTAATTGAATGGGGTTTGTGTTCTGTACACCCCTCTTGCAAGCACAATAGGCCTATGTCATGTCCAACTTCTTTTGGTACGCCAGCTTCCAGTCTGATTGATGCGCCCCAGGTGGTCGAAATATACCTGTCAATATCTGATACTACTATCATCTTTTACTCCTAAAAAAGGGGTGGCTCAAAATGAACCACCCACAAAAACATACTTAGTATGCAACGTCCAATCTAATGACACCAAAGTCTTCAACGCCACCATTGTAGTCGCTGTTAAACTTAGGCTTCTTAAGACCGAAGATTTTACCAATGGAGATACCATTTTGGTTACCATAGTCGAAAGTATCTTCAACTATTTGTGGTAGACCAATATCTGCCATAGCAAGAGCTTGAGCTCCACAGAATAAACAAGCAGAACCGTTGATGTCAGCATCAGCGCCCCATTTGTATCCAGCAGAACCGGCATTTGAAGATGTTCCAGTAGTTGCGTTAGCAGTGTTAAACACATGCCTAAACTCATGGACCATAACGCCGTCAACCATTAGACTTGAAGAACCAGCAAACAGGCTTGAGCCTGGTCCTCTGACTCCAGCATTTCTGACGTTAGCCAAGAAATCTGAATCAAGTTTAAGGTCAGCCATTACTTGAGGTGATACAAATAAATGATATACCTCATCTCCACCTGCGCCTCTTACTCCACGAATGTAGTTGTCTTTAGCATAAGCTTTAAGAGCAACAATACACTCATAAGTAATGGTGTCAGCAGCTGCAACTGCAGTTACATCACCAGCAACAAGTTTACTAGTAGCATCCCATCTTCTATGTCTGTTAGAAGTTGGAGCTGTTACATCTGAACCAAAAGTCATGTCGCCAAGATTTTGTCCTGAAGTCAGAACAGGTCTCAAAGCACCACTGTTTTTGATTGTGTAAGAAATACCAGAAAGCGTTAAAAACGCTAATTGGTCAATACGATCTGCCATTGCGTAAGCAAGTGCATCACGTGAGTTCTCACGGAAATTAACAACTGATTTTTGATCAGCTAATCTACCAGAAAGTCTATTAGCAAATCTCAATTGATCGAGTTGTACAACAATGTCGTAGGCTCTTAAGGTCTCTTCATTACCCTCTAAGGTGTTGTCTCCAACGATACCGTCACCAGTCATGTCAGCTAAAAGTGTTAATACAGCTCTAGCTCCTTTTTCTGATTGAGTAAGTTCAGATATTCTCTGAACCATAGCATTAGATCCGCTACCTGCGAATTGGTTAATGAAGGACATGTTCCTAGCGACACGCCAAAAATCACGTGACCAGATAGTTAATTGTTCGCTGGTCAACGCGCTAAAGTTTGTGTTAGCCATTGGGCTATCCTCCAAAAAAAATAATACTTAGCCAACTTATTGGAGCGGCTATTTACCCGTATACCCTTTTTCGTTGGGGAGACGCTTTCATAGTTTTACGAACATGACCTCGATCAGTTTTACGCCGTGACAGGCGAAAACGTTTGTTAGTGGAACGACCCACACTAATTATCGTATTAGTACCGAATTCTTATATCTTATACCAAGCCTTAACCAAAGTCACCACGCATTCTGCGCAATGTCTCGGCTGGAAGAGCATCAAACTCCTCACTTGATAACAATGATAAATCTATTTTCTTTTCTGTTTTGCTTTCCCCTTTCATTGCAGGTGGTTGAGCATCAGCAGCTTTTAATTTTTTAGTTACATTTGCTACTTGCTGGTGTTCTTTAGCTTTTTTGTCTACTGTTTTAACTGCAGGAGCGTTTGATGGTTGTAAAAGGTCTGGCCTTTTGACTGCTAAAGTGTATTCAGTTGCTTTTGCTAACGCATCTGCAAGCCCATAACCCTGAGAAGCAAACGCATCTCGCAGTTCTATAACATCAGCTTGTAAATTTTCGTCAAAACTAGCGCTATTTTCGTCTAAAACAGGAAAAGTTTGAGCAATTTCATTAGCTTTATCCACTAATTGTGTCATTTCTTGACTTTGTTGCACTGTTTGACCCATTTTTGCTTGTACTTCAAACATAAATTGGTCTTTTTCAGCTTGTCTTATCTGATTTCTTAACTCTACAGCCTTTTCAGTCTCTCCATTAAGCACTAAATCCTGATATTCAATTTCTTTTGCATTAAAATCATACTCTGGAGCATTTTCTGCGGCGGCTTTTTCAGCTGCGGTAGCTTCCTCTAACTTTTTTTGCATAACTTTGTTTTTAGCTAAAACTTCATCAAGCCTAGACTTAGGCACCATAGGTGCTTTTGGTTCTTTTACTTCATTTTGTTCGTCAAGGCTTTGCTCGCTTCCTTCAACTGCTGGAATATCTGGTTGTGGAGTTGGCTCGCTGTCTTCAACCACTCCCTCTTCGCTAGTAGCTTCTGGTTCAACTGCTTCTTCTTCCGCAACTTCTGGTTCTGGTTCTTCCGCAACAGCTTCTTCTTCTGGAGCGGCGTCAACTTCTTGTTCGACTTCTTCATTTTGTGCTTCCTCCTCTGGAGCATCTTCTTCAAAATTTAAATCCACTTCAAATGGTTTTGCTTCATCTTCAGAAATCCCATCTGCCCCCGGCATAACTTCCATTACAATATCTTCTTTTGTTTCTGCATTATCTTGTTTTTTACTTTTAGCCATTTTTATTACCTCCTGTAGGTTTCATGGCAGCCGTTGCAATTTTTGCTGCGGCTGTAGTTTCACTTTGATCTCTCCTTACTTGGTTAGTCATTCCTGACAACCTTTCGCGTAATTCAAGTTCTTCCCTCTTCATTTGAAGTTTGCTTTGTAATTCAGCCACCTTCATTTGTGGATCAATATTTGTTTCAGATTGAGTTTTAGCTACATTTAAAGCAGCTTCAGATTGTAATCTAGTAACTTCTGCTTCTAGTTTTGCAATCTCAAGTTGTGTTGAACGTATTTGTGCTTCCATCTGGAATTGTTGTATTTGCATTTCAGCTTCGCTCGGTGGATTCATCCCTTGCATTTCTCTTATACGCTCTGCAATTTCTCCTTTACGCGCTAAATGTGAATACTCAACAATTAAGTCATCTGGGATTGGAACTCCAACTTTTCTAAGTTCTATAGATTCAGCAAACTGAGTTTCTTCAAAGGTATCTCTTGAGGGGGCTAATCCTATAACTACATCATACTCACCCAAAGTTAGATTATTAATAATCTCACCTTCTGGTGTTACTTGGTTTACAACCATAGGTTGTTTTGGTTTCATTGGATTATTTTCATCAGTAATTTGTATGACTCTTTCTTCTGTGTAATAAGTTTGAACTAAATCTAAGACTCTTTCTGCTAAATAGTGTCTAGTTTTTCTTAAATTATCTAATGGCACTTGAATCATTAGGGCGCCGCGCGTTTGTTTTTGTTGTATAGCAACACCAGAAACTTCCGCCCCATCAGTACCTAACATCGCATCACTTATGCCACTAATTTGTTTTATGTTAGCAGCAGCTTTTTGTGCAATTCTATCTAGACCGGTGGGAATCTGATTTGGCGGTATTTTACCAGGGGGAGTACTACCGCGATTAAACTCGAGTACTAAACCAGTTTCCGCACCGTGTTCTTCTAAGTCATCTGCTGTCATTCCTGTAAGAGAACCTGACTCTACAATCCAACCACTGTTAGCAGTTGTGTTAACTATATGCAGTTCTTGAGATGAAATTTTGTTTAATTGTTCTTGTGGCGAAATTAAATTACGCACCATACCAAAAGGTTTGCCCCTTCTAAAATATGGAAAATAAGGAACTAAAGTAAAATGATTATAAGGAGACCAATCATCATGCAATACAACAGTGTCAGCGGTTACCGTCCAACGGACTTTTTTAACCATTTGTTCTGTTATATATAAACCATAGTCATCTGCAAACTTTTTACGTTTGCGTTCTCCCCAGTTGTAAGGAACATGTCTTTTATCGCCTGTTACTGGGTCAACATAAAACATACATTTTTTTAATTTATAATGCTGTCTTTCTATAACTCGAATAGAACGCAAAGTTCTTGCTTCATCGGGGTCGTTTGGATAATGAGTAGAAGCATCTTCATATTCCCCTCTTGTGTCCCCATAAGTCGTATCTTCAAATTCCATAGAGTCTGCACCGAGTGTAGAACCTACTTCAGCAATCATACGCAACTTATCTGCTTTGTCTTCACCATAAACTTCTTCAATTTCATCTAGACTCATCCACTTGCTTTCAAATATTTCATTCCAGGTTTTTGGATCATATTGTTTAGCATCCGGATCAATTAAAATATCTAATGGGTCTTTTTGTTCAATTCTAACTTCCCCATTTATATGATCAGAAAAGTCTATACGAATATCAAACCAACCCCGGTCTTGAATTAAACCATCAGAAAATACTTGACCTTCTACCCATTCTAATTTGTTGTTATCTGCAATTTGCATATACAACTTAGTAAGAACATCTGCTATTTCTTGTTGGCCAGAACCGCGAGGTTTAAATTGTACATCTGCTCTTCGCGTACTTTGTTCGCCAAGAACTGTGTTAACTGTTGGTAAGATAGTGTTGATTGTTAATGCTGGTCGACCCTGATCGTCAAGCGCTGCTATGTCAGCTTCGTCCCATTGTTCACCCCTATAAAAAGCATCACATTTTTGTGCCATGTCAATGTAATCTTCATGGCCACTGTCGCGGGCTCGTATGTAACAATCCCACTGACGTTTTGCAAGGGTTAAAGATTCAGCTTCACTTAGCTTCTTTTTTTTACTTTTGTATTCTGCCATTAAGCGCTCATTGATGATTTACGTTTGCCATCTTTTACTAAATGTTTTAATCCATCTCTCCACGACGGAACATGCTCAGGTCTTTCATAAAATGTAGCAAATTCTGTCATCATTAAACCGATCCACGCCAAGGCATCCACTTGGTCGTCATGTGTAC